ATATGTCACGCACTTACGAAAATGTAATACTTTATTCCCATTTCAGGATATGAAAAAATGTTGGACATATCCAGTAATTCAAAAAACGGATCCGGGTGGACATTTTGCATGGCACGCAGATTCGGATATAGATAAACAAAATGTTAGATTGATGGCGGTGATACTTTACCTCAATGATGTACCAGAAGAACATGGTGGAGCTACCGAATTTAATTCCGGTAGAAAGGTACAACCAGAAATAGGTAAATTTTTATTCTTTCCCACAGATGCCATGCATGTACATAGAGGAGCTAAATTAAAGGCAGGGAGTAAGTACATAATAACATCTTTTTTGTTAGATGAGGATAGATACAATCTGACCAGGGAACCTGTAAGTAGGTATGCTGGCTTACCCTTTTCAGTATCTTAAAGCTAAAGTTCTTTTATAAAAAATGATAGATGTGTATGATAAGTCTACTTATGAAGTTAAGAATGCATTCGATAGTAAATTCTGTACTGAAACTATAAAAATGTTCGAGGAAGATCCTCGAAAAGCCCCGGGTGTTTTGGCTAGGGGTATTGATGATTATGTAAAAAAATCCATGGATCTATATATCGACTCCGATCAGAATTTTATTCGAAATTTCTATCACGAAATAATGAAAATCGTAAAGAGTAAATATTTACCACATTTATGTGATAATGGGGTTATTAGGCTACAAGAAAATGAAACGTCTGACTTTGGATTTATGATTGCTAATAATAATTTAAAAATATCTAATCCTATTATTCAACGAACTGATAAAGATGGCTTTTTCCACTGGCACTCGGACATGGGAATGGAGAGAGATCGTCTATTGGCGGTGATAATGTACTTGAATGATGTACCCGAAGAACATGGTGGAGCTACCGAATTTAATTCCGGTAGAAAGGTGCAACCAGAGATGGGTAAAGTTCTATTGTTTCCAGTATCTTTCTGGAATGTACACCGAGGAGCTATTTTGAAGAAAGGAAAAAAGTACATAATCACGGCATTTATAGGGTTTCCCTGTGTTAAAAATGTGGAACCCAAACAACATTTACCTTTTATAATTTCTTAACTTCAACGAGATCAATTTCAAAGCAACATTGAGCGTTACCATCATATGTTCTATGGCATGCACGACAATAATACATCATGTCTTCCACTTAGGAAATTTTTACCATTGAAATCCCAATTGATTTAATTGGTCCAGACATACGACTATATTTATAAAGTTTTACCACATCATCCCATTTATTCACCTTATGTAAGAGTTGTTTTGTTCGTTGTTGCATCTTTTGTGGATTTTGGATGCCACTACGAGCTCTTTTTATCGCATTTACTATAGTTTTCTTATTCTTAGCGTCAATATCATTTGTGTAGTGGTTTATTTTCTTTCGAAATACACTGACATCTTCTTTACGTTTTAATTTTAGATTTTCCATACGAAGTTTTTGAATTTCAATGTTAGCAATTTTGAGTGCATTTATACATTCTTGTGACACTTTCTTCAATTTATTCTCTTTCCCGGAACGCTTGAATTTGCTTGGTTTTCGATGTGTATCGAGTTCCAAAACGATTCGGGAAGGGGTTGTACGTAAACGTTTAACTTTTACCATTTTGCATAAATATACATTTAATAAGTTTCACTTATGTTTATTAATTACCAAAAGCAACACCGGCCATGCCATTCTTTATACGAAGGATATTATAGTTAACGGCATAAACTCGGTGAAGTTGGTTTCCACCTGTAGGGTTTGTGAGGGTAAGCTTGGCGTTATCAATGCGACTGAAATTTAACGACCCAGTAGGCTGTTGCTTGCTCATTGTCAGACAGAATGGCCACGAATAAGTGGGTAGATCGTCAAGAATATTGTCTGGAAGATCAGTGCAATGCATTTCAGGTACAACATCATGATGATAAACGTTGGATGTATTCTCGAAGAGGGCTACACCATTAATGTATAGAGAAGATGTATCGAAGTTGAATTCTTGAGCAGCTTTGCGACCCTGCGCTTCACCAGAAACGAGGTGGAGAGACTTTACTGGGTGGTTGAAATAAGTGAGATCAATATCTGTGTCAGTGTTCGTCGCGAGTTGGTATTGTGTTTGTGTAATAAGGATTTCATGGTCCTTTTCTGTGAAGAATTTACGTTCTTCTGTATCGAGATACACATAATTGCCATAAACCTTTGGGGTTGTATTGGGGGTAAAGCCATCTCGGCACTTAACCCGGATCTCCACATCATGATATTGGAGGGCAACTAACGGTAAAACCTTGGTCCAATCTTCACCAAAAAAGAATGGAATCATGTAATAGTTACCCGAATGGTTTTCCTTACGGGTATTTGTAGTAACAGCGTAGGATGCTTTGGCAGATGTCTCCCTCATGAGGGGATTGTAAACACCTTGGATGAAAAGTGAGTCAAGCTGGGATACTTGTTGCCCACCAATCCATAACTGAAACTCGGTTGGACTCGCTGCGTTATTAGAGAACAAACCATCGCTGTTTTCTCCAACTTCCGCGAGACCATCAGCCTCAATCCAGATGTAGCTCATAAGATCACCTTTAGAGCGAATAGGAATGGTGACTTCGTTGTTAGCACCGAAAGTACCAATGTAATCCATACGTTCGGGCTTCATTGAGAAGTTTGTATAACGTTTATAATTCTGACGAAAAAAACTGACCTGGGGCTCACCGGTGATATAGACATCCTGAGCACCCACTGAAACAAGATCAATTAAGGCGGCCGACATTTATTAGTAAATGATATTAAAAATTTGAGTGAATATAAACATATGGTGATATTTCAAGCGTTGACTTGGGAGGCTCGTGATGTAGATGATGAACATTTAATCAGTATCATGGGTAAGACTGAAAATGGTAAATCTATATGTGTCACGACACCATTTGACCCATATTTTTACATCAAATTACCACGAGGTACTACAAATCAAGATGTTCGAGTGTTATATAACGATTTAAACAAACTACGACCCGACCATGTAATCAGTTATAGTCTTACACAGAAAAAGGACGTGTGGGGATTTCAAAACAACGAAATGTTTTCCTATATGCGTCTCAATTTCAAGACACTCGCGAATCGCAGAAAAGTTAATTCTGTATTTCAATACAATAATGACTATAGAAAGTACCATGTATATGAATCTAACCTTGATCCTGTCCTGAGATTAATGCATCGGACTGGTATTCAATCCACTGGATGGATGGATACTGGTGATACATGCGTACAATCTAACCTTGCGAAAGTTGATATAGATCTTTGGTGTAATGATTGGAGGGTATTGAAGCCAGTTGAGAGAGATGATATTGCCCCATTTGTAGTCGCTTCTCTTGATATAGAGTGTAATAGTTCCACTGGAAAGTTTCCGAATGCAGATGTTAAGGATGATGCATGTTTTCAAATCGCAATTTCGCTTTGTAAGTTTGGAAACGATGAACCTTATAAGAAAACTTGTCTTTGTTACAAGAAAACTGATGGCCTCGATGTTGTGAGTTTTGATACTGAACGTGAGATGTTAGAAGCTTTTCAGGTATTTATTCATGAAAATGATGTAGATATCATTACAGGGTGGAATATATTCGGATTTGATCTTGAATATATTTACAAAAGGGCTTTTATGGTTGGCTGTGATTCAGAATTTTTCAATCTCGGTAAACTTAAAGATCCACCCAGTGAGCTTTTGATTAAAAAATTGAGTTCAAGTGCACTCGGGGATAATTTCCTCAAGCTCCTTCCTATGACGGGTCGTTTCATTTTTGATATGTTCCATGAAGTTAAAAAGGGTTATAAACTAGATTCCTATAAACTGAATGAAGTTTCAAAACTTTACATCGGTGATACAAAAATTGACATGTCTCCAAAGGAAATGTTTGCACGTTATAGAGAAGGTGACCCAGCGAAATTGGGTGAAGTCGCGGAGTACTGCATCAAAGATACCATTCTTCCCCACAAACTTCTAAAAAAGATGTGTACATTACTAAATTTACTGGAAATGGCAAAGGCGACATGGGTTCCACTTTGTTTTCTCGTAGAGAGGGGTCAGCAAATTAAAGTATTTAGTCAGCTCACTAAAAAGGCGCGGGAACTTGGTTACATGGTTCCAACGATTAAATATGGAGCTTTACCCGAAGAACCATATGAAGGTGCCACCGTTTTAGACGCTCAGAAGGGGGCATATTATACACCTATAACTGCCTTAGATTTTGAAGCCCTATATCCATCGATCATGATGGCACACAATCTTTGTTATTCTACGTTAGTCATGGATGAACGTCGTTATGGTAACGTTCCTGGTATAACGTACGAAACGTTTAAAATTGGTGACCGCATTTACAAGTTCGCACAGGGTGTACCAAGTCTTTTACCGACCATTCTACTCGAACTAAAGCAATTTCGTAAAAAGGCGAAACGAGATATGGCTGCATCAACAGGATCAATGAAAGAAGTCTATAATGGTAAGCAATTAGCCTATAAGATCTCAATGAACTCTGTGTATGGTTTCACAGGGGCGGGTAAAGGAATTCTTCCATGTGTTCCAATCGCATCTACAACAACTG